AGTGATATATATAAATAAAGAATTTAGGAGTTTTTAAACATGGCTGAGACACTATCCGTTACAGAGATGATACCTAATAAGTTTGAACCAAAGAGAAAAAATCGATGGGTCTTTGCTATTGAGGGTATCGACGCTTTTCTTATGAAGTCTGCAAGTAGACCTTCATATTCTACAAATGAGACACAAATCCCTTTTATTAATAGCATGAGATATCTTGCAGGTAAAACAACTTTTGATACAATGTCTGTGACTCTTCATGATCCAATTGCACCTTCAGGTGCACAACAAGTCATGGAGTGGCTTCGTACTCACTATGAGTCTGTAAGTGGCCGCGCAGGATACGCAGACTTTTATAAGAGAGACTGCCAACTCAAGATGCTTGATCCAGTTGGAACTGTTGTTGAACTTTGGGACATCAAAGGTGCATTTTTACAATCTGCAAACTTTGGAGATCTTTCTTATGATGGAGATGATCCACAAGAAATTTCTTTAACAATCAGATTTGATAACTGTGTATTGCAATATTAATTTTAATATAAAAATCATTTAAGTTTTTATCTTAAGAGTGTGTCTGATTTTGTCGGATATGCTCTTTTTTTATTGTCTGTAAAATTATTTTAACGCCTAATTATAATTTAACAATAATTAAAAAAAAGCAAAAACAGCATAAATCTGATAAACATATTTATTAAATTTTAAAAGAGTCAGGAAACACATGGTAAATAGAACTTTAGATTCAAATATTGAAAGAGACTTACAAGATAAACAAGCCTCTATTGGTCAAGATTTAATTGCAACAACTGCAAATATTATTGGTGCATCTTATAAAGGCACAGCATTTGTTCCTAAGAAAATTGTTTCTGATACAGAAACCATAGATTTAGACGAAGATGCTGAAACTGTTTACAATACATATCCAAAAACAATTGGCAACTCTAGACAAAATAGACACGAGCATCTTTATGATGACTATTCATGTAATATTAATAGTGATGCTTATGATGCAATTTCTATATGGATGGAAAACGGTGGGACACAGTCTACTTTTACAAGAGTTTTAGGTGCAGGTACTGCAATCAAAGATACAAATACTGGTAAAATGATAGGTAGTGGATTTAATGCATCAAATAATATTTCCAGTGGAACACTAACACATACTGTGAGTCCTAATTTAAATGCAATTAATAACGGTGTAGAAGGAAATGTTTCTTTTATCTTTAAAACAATTAATGAAATTAGCAAAAGAACAGATAATAACGATAACTCTGACGTTTCGACGGTTGACTATTTAGGAGAAATATTCTATGGATTAAAAAACAAGGATCAGACTCCTGAAGTTAATATACTTTCTGATGTCATTATTTTTGCTAGTGGCGTCCTTCCTGATTTAACTGACACTAGCTTAGGAGACGATCCAAATGAATTTTTTAATTATTCAACAACCGCTTCTTCTTATGAATCACAAAACAAACAAACTTCAGATAAAAATCAAAACTTTATAAAATTATCAGGCTTTAAACCTTATAATGAGCCTTCAGAAAAAAAACCTTTTTCGTTTATACAAGATTCTTTTTTAAGCACAACAAATTATTTAATAAAACAAGAAACATATTCTAGTTCAGATAAAAATTATTTTCCTTCTAGATTTTTAGAAAAAGGACATTTTACTTATGCTTCTTTTCCTTTTAGTGGTATAAATGACAATACAAGCAATCATAAAAGATTTACCGTTTTAACTTCAAAAAAATATTCAGATGTTATTAATGGTTTTGTTGGCGATGCTCAAAATCTACCAGATTATAACTCGTTTGAAAGTGAATACTCTACTTCAAAAACACCTTGGGTGACATCCCAGCCTTTAAATAGATCTGATATTTCAGATAATAGAACAAAAATAAATGAAAAAGTTCAAGACTTATTTCGATTTTGGGCTTTAGATGACGGAGAGGTTGGTAACAAATATAGAATTAAAATAAATCCAACACGTCGTGGTTTACCAAACATTGAAACAAATTTTAAAAAAGAAAATGCAGATGATGATTTTGCAACATTTGATGTTTATGTTTTCATGTATGAACCTAGAAATAATTCTTACAGTACAATAGAAACATTTAAAGATCTTAATTTGCATCCTGATAGTCCAAGATATATAGCAAACATTATTGGCGACGAACACGAATATTATGACTTTCAGCTCAAAAAAGCAGTCAAAAGAGGCTTTTATAAAAACAAAAGTCAGCATTTAAGAGTTGAAGTACATAGTGATATTGATGAAAAAAGTTTTAAGAATCAACATGAAATTATACCTTCAGGATTTAGATCATACCCATATATAAAATTTGAAAAAAATGCATTTAAAAATTTCTGGGGAAATGATACAACTTTAGATACATTATTTGATACGCAGGGTGTTTATCAACTTCCTCCTTTATATGTTTTAAATAGATATGGTGAATATGCTGCAAGTCATCTTGTTAATGATATTAATAATCATTGGGGTATTGTATTTAATAGACCTAGAATAACAAATAACAATATGCAACCATTCGCTTTTAGACCGTATAATGATACAATTAAAAGAGAAATTTCACCTCACTTTTATTATACAAAATACTTTTTAAATGGAATTACAGGTACACATGAATATAGAAATATTTGGAAAGAAGATGACAATTATTTAAATTCATTTTTTCATTTAGAAAAAATTCTTGTTAAAACAAATCTTGATGGTTCAAAAGAGTTAGATAAATATAAACATTCAGGCAGAATACCTTCAGATTCTACAAATTACTCGTATCTGAATCTTTCAGGAGACGAAATATGGGAAAGTAATAGAAAACTCAAACCTGCATATAAGGAACAATTATCTTTTGACTTCTTTACTTATGGAGGATTTGATGGTGTAGATTTAAGAGATAATGATAAAAGATTTTTTAGAAACGATGCAATTGTTAGAGAGTTTTACGATACAAACGAAAAAAAATGTACCTATGAATCTTATAATATTGCAATTGATATAGCAACAGACAGTTCTTACTGTGCTGGTGATATTTTAGTTGTTCCTGGAATTAAGGAAATACCTATTGTTGAAAAATGTGTACAGAAATGTGAAAAAGATAGACAATATTTTTATCTTGCTGATATTAGTGGTGCATCTTCTAATGATGTTATAGTAAACTATATTGATAGTAGAGCAGGAAAAAATAATAAAGTAGTTATATCTGCAAAAGGTGTATCTGGACAAAACTTTATAATTGAAAATGATTTAAGCAATTATTCATTAGACATGTCTAAAATAACTTCAAACGATACAAGATTTATTTTAAAAGGTGAAAATGATCCTAATAATGCTGATAGTTTAACGCACTATGAATACAAAACAGTACTTGAAAATAATTATGAAACTATTCATTCTTCGTGGCTTTCAAAAGATATTACAAGCAGATATTTATTTCCTACATATGGAGATGTTGTAGCGCTATTTGAAGATGATAGTGAAAAGCAAATATCTTCTGAAGTTTTTGTATTAGGAAAAATTGCACAAAAAGCTAATTCAATCGATGATATTTTAGGTTCAACAAGTTTAAATTTACATGAAGGAATTGCCACTTTTAATTTGATTTTAGGAAATCGACTAAATAGAGCTTCAGAAACATTTGAAGATGAGTTAAAAGAATTTAGAAAATCAAGTACAAATATTATTTATGCACCTTTAGATGAGCCAATTCAGCTTTTAACACAATTGACTTCATATGAAAATAGAAAATCAATTTTTCAAGAGCAAAAATTTGTAAGAACAATACAAGAAATAAAAAAGAGAATAAAATATAATTTGTTTATAGATGAAACCTTAATTCCAGGAGGAGCTTTATTTAGTCAAAATTCAAGTTTAGAAAACTTATACCAAAAATTAGATATACAACTTAAAAATTTAATGCAAATATTTTTAGAAGAAGGCCTAATTACTGGATATCGTGTTGATATTAAAAGCACAGAGGATTCTGGCACTATATTAGATATGCAAAACTATATAATTAGAGGAAATATTGTTTTACAGTTTGGTAGATCTAATATAATAAAATTACAATTGGATGAGATTTTAAGTGAGCTAAGTCTATTAGCAAATCCAGATCAAGATACAGTATATATACCAAGATCAATAAATTAAGGAGATACAATTAATGAGCAATTCATTAGATACACCAATTAACCCAAATAGTATCAAAAGAGATGGTCCTATTCAAGTTTCAAATGTCATGAAAGATGACTTTGGATTTGAAATCCCACAAGAAAGTGTTCCTCTTCCTTCAAGAGGCGTTATTTATCCGCAAGACGGGCCTCTTCATGGACAAGAAACAATTGATATTAAACCAATGACTGCACGAGAAGAAGATATTTTGACATCTCGTGCTTATATTAAAAGTGGAACAGTTTTAACTAAACTTTTAAAGTCTTGTATTGTTAACAAGTCTATTAACCCTGATGAATTAATTAGTGGAGATAGAAATGCTCTTCTTGTATCTCTTCGTATTACTGGATATGGCGCTGACTATGATGTTGAAGTTGATTGTCCTGAATGTGGAACAAAGAGCAAACAAACTTTTGATTTATCTGACCTTAAGATCAAAAGACTTGAAGTAGATCCAGTTGTTCAAGGTGACAATCTTTTTGAAGTTCAGCTTCCAGTTACTAAAAAGACAGTTAGAGTTAAGTTTTTGACTGGAATAGATGAACGAGATATGATGATTACAAATGAGAGAAAGAAAAAGAGCGGAATGAAAGTTGAGACTGCGATTACAGATCGATTAATTCGATCAATTGTTTCCGTTGATGGCATTACTGATCGCAACAAACTTAGTTTTTTTGTAAAAAATATTCCTGCAAGAGATTCTTTAGCTCTTCGGAGATTTTTAGATAAACACGAACCCGGTATTGTAATGAAGTCTTGGATGTC